GTAAAATAAAAAAACTACAAAACAAACTCTTATGGCAATTTTAGTCGGGCAAAAATATGCAATCGGGCAATCAGTAAAAAAAATTTCTTACACCTCATCAGCAATTCCCCCACGCTATCGCAACGGCAAGATCACAGAAGTATTTACTAAATCTAACAGCGCAGGGTCAGTTCATTATTACTATAAAGTCTTATGGGATGACAGCAGAAGATCAGAACACGCGCAACACACATTACGCCCTTTAGATTGATATCTCCTGTGGGATTTTATTTTGCCCTATTGTTTTAAATTTTCTAAATCTTTTGCTTTCCACTTCTCGAAACATTTCAACATGAGTTACACATTCCTGAAATTCAATAAGACCTTCAAAAACCCCACATCTTAAATAAAGATCAGATCGACCTTTTATTGGGAAAAAGTCAACCTGATAAGAGCCACACGGCGAAAGTAAAGAAGGTGTTTCAATCATCGAAAAAATCATCGTCTTCATAATCGTATTCGTGGTTGAAATACTTGTCATCTTCATCGCCATATATATCGCGTATTGCTTGCGCTTCTCTTTGGCTATCAAGCGCGGCTTGATGATTGTGTAAAAAACTATCCATCCTTACGCCCCTGTATAGAGGTAAGGTTTTTGCCAAGTGCCAACATTGATGCTTACATAAAATGCTCTGTCGAAGTAATCAATCATCGCATCGTCATTGTTGTAATAGCCAACGCCTTTCATTGCGGCATTTAATTCATCTATAAAATCGCCGACTTTTTTGTCATATTCTCTGTAATCATCGCCCCTGTTTTCGTTTACTTGTAAATAACCATCTGTTATTTGATGGGCTTTTTGGAAATGACGTCTTGCGTATTCATCGTTAATCTTTTGAGCCGCACCGATAAAGTCAAGAGCGCCTTCTTTGATAGTCACATATAAAGTGCTGTAATTTCTAACACCGATTGTTCCTTTCAAGCCGTACTTTTTAAGAACTTTTTTGATTTGTGGAGCGCGTTGTTTTTTTAACTCCTGATTCATGTATGCCATTTGTTTGTTTGGTTTGCTTACAACTTAATTATAATATAATTAAATAATATTGTCAACTGTTTTGAAAACTAATTCTTTTGTTCCTTTGATTTCCCATCTGCTGTAATGCTGAATATCTGTATTTGCGGCGATCAATGCGTCAGCATATCTTGTTGCCAATGCTTCAGCGTAACCCCCATCAATAAATCTTTGAACGATTTGTTTTTGTGTGAACCACTTTCCGCAATCCATTGCGGCAAATATTCCTTGAATAACTCTTTTTGCTCTTGGTCTTTCAAAGTTCATTGGTTTAGTTTGTTTGATTCAATTTAATCCTAATATAATTAATTAGGTTTGTCAACTGTTTCTTTTTTTATCTTTCCAATGTTGTAATTCAAGATCGAATCTCGCAAGCATTATCAATTGTTCTTCTTTTGTATATTGCGCCAATATTTGCGCCTGTTCTTTCCCTGAAAACTTTTTCATCAACCAAGGCTCTTGAAAAAATAATTGTTTCTGCATTTTTATCAAACAATCAAGAACGGCTTCGCGCTGTTCATCGGTCATATTCTCAGTTATGCGTAAAAACTGTTGTTCAGCCCTGCGCGATGTTTCTTCATCCCCGCTTGAAAATCTGTATCTTTTAGTCATCTTTAAAAATAGTGTCAGGGTCTTCGCCGTTTAAAAATCTTATTCCAGCAGGCAATTCTCCTGTTTTAAGACTTTCTACAAAATCACTTAAATTCCAATCCCCCCACATATCGTCAAATTTTCTTTCTTCTCCAATTTTTGCACATCTTCCACGATGATAAAAACGCAAAGGACTTTTAACATTTTTAGAAAATGGAAATGCGGGAAAATCTACAACGCCATCTAAATCTTCAATAGGTTCCCCGCAAGCTTCGCAGATAAAATAAAAACGTGTTTCGCCGTCTATATATTTTATATTCATTTATACTTGCCCTCCCATTCGTTATATTCATCAAACATAAACCCATCAGAATTTGCACCTTCGCGGACAGCCGCAAGCGCCGCATCCCTAACATTCTCCTCAACCATTTCTGCAAGTACTTTTAAACTTTTCAAAGAATCAATCTTGCGTTCTACTTGTGAAAGTCTTTTTGATGCGCCATCATAACCATCTTGCAAGTCTCTTGTTGCTTCCTGAAGTTCCCCATCTGCAATAATCTTTTGCGCGTGATTAATACGATTGATAGGGGCGCTTTTTAAATGTTCAGTTTGTCTTGCAATACGCCCACCAATAACCAAGGAAAGCAATTGATTTATTGATTTGAGTTGTTCTTGATCTTTCATTGTTTTATCTCCTGTTTTTTTGTAAGTTGTAAAATTTTGTTTTGTAGTTCTAAAATAGTTCTATTTTCTGATTCAGAATTTTCCATTGCAGTAATTTGCATTTTTTTAAATTCATCTAAAATTTTACTTTTACTTTCTTTTAGTCTTTCTATTTCAGTTTGCATTTGAAGAATACAGTCCTCTTTGAAACTTTTTTCTTGTTGCAGTTTTCCTATTAGTTCATAATTTTTTTCTTCTAACTTTGTAACTGAATTTTGTAAATCAAAAAACACATCTCCCTTATCTAAATTTTTTATAAATCTTTCTTGTTCTTCTGTTTTGTTTTTGTAATGATTTAGTTCCATAACGTGTTGCCTAAGTAATTTGTCATAATTATTCGATATAGATTCTCTACTTTGTTTTATAGCTTCTTTTTTTTGTTCTTTAAATTGTGCTTCCTTTTTTCTAAATTCTAATAAACGTTGATTTGTTGCCTGCTTAACTTGTTTTTGTCTATCCTTTTTTAACTGCTTTACCTCCTTTTCTCTATCCTTTTGTGAAACTTTTAATCGTTTTTTTAAATTTTGATTTTCTTCTCTTGTATATTGCGCCAATAATTGATAATGCCTTATATCTTTTTCTTTAACTCTTCTGTGATACCATTTTGTCGCCATATCTGTTTGCTGATCTTCTTCTAAAGAAACAAACATACAATCAACAACATTTATTAGTTGATTATCTTTTTTATAAACATGAATCCATTTGCTTAAAAAAGATTTAAATTTTTTTACCTGTAGTTTAGTGAGTTCATCAGTAACCATTTCTAGATTACTTTGCCATTCTTCATATTGCTCCACCCCGTGATCGGGTTCTCTTAACTTTTTATTTAAAAACTTAATTCGCATTTTCAAATCAAGTTCTTGATCTTTAAAATCATAATTTCTATTCATAATTCTGGACTCTCCTGAAACTTAACGTATTCTTCATCAGGTACAACTTGCATTTTCCATTTGCCAACGCAATCTTGAGTAAAACCACCCCTCCAATTAGGATTTTCTTTTTCGTACTCATAATCAGATAATTTGTATTCTGATTCTTCTTCAATGCAACCTGATTCAAGGCGTTTACGGCTACCCTCTGAAAAACAAGACGAAGGCCAAATAATATTGTTAATATCCCATCTAATCTGTTTTAACCTTTCATCAAGTGCATACTCGTTGTTGGCATAAAGTTCGATAGTAATTTTTCTCATTGCAACACCTCGCAAGCAGCTTGAATACCTGCCGCACAATCGTTGCGGGTCATATCGGTCAACGCCCCATCGAATCCTAAATAAAAGATTCCTGTCGCGCACATAACCATAAAGAAATTTGTCATTGGTTTAGTTTGTTTGATAACAATTTAATTATAATAAAATTAAAATGTAATGTCAACCCTATAATTCATGTTATATATTAAGGGCATGGCTAAAAAGGCAACTAATATTGAAATAGATCAACGTATTCATAAAATATACGATTTACTTTTGCGCGGTTATTCAAAAACACAGATTGCCCGTTACTGTGCGGAAAATTTTAAAGTAAATTTACGTCAAACAGAAGTTTATCTTCAACGCGCTCGCATACTACAAGAGCAAGATGCACAGCTTGAGCGCCCGCAATGGCTTACAGGGGCAATTGCCAGACTTGCAGATTATGAACGCCGCGCATCAATGGAAAATCAATTACAGACCGCTATTCGTGCTGTAGAAATGCAAGCAAAACTTCTTCGCTTTGATATGTCAGCATGAGCCTTATTTCTGATGTCTGCGAAAAACAACCCCTCCTCGACTTTTTAAGTCCTCCTGATGAAAAAGATACAGAGATAATATTAGAGCGTGTATTATCTGATCTTCACGCGGGGCAACTATCGTTTGTAAATGACACAGAAACGGAAATATTGGGCTTATGCGCGGGCTATGGATCAGGTAAAACGCGATCTTTATTGGCAAAGTGTTTTTCTCTTTCTGTTTTAAATCAAGGCTTCACAGGCATCGTATTAGAGCCGACACAGCCTTTGGTTCGTGATCTCTTTGTAACAGAATTTGAGGAATTTTTGTTGAATTACGAGATTCCCTACACATTCAGAAGTTCGCCTTTACCTGATTTTGTTTTGCACTTACCGAAAGGAGACACAAGAATTATGTGTCGTTCTTTTGAATCTTGGCAAAGAATAATCGGTATCAACGCGGCTTTTATATTGGCAGATGAAATCGACACAGTAGCCCCATCAATTTGTTCAAGAGCCTTTCCTAAAATCCTTGGACGTCTTCGCGCAGGGAATGTTCGTCAGTTCGCGGCGGCGTCCACACCTGAAGGTTATCGTTGGTTTTGGGAAACTTTCGGAAGTGATGAAGCAAAAGAAAAAGATGACAGAAAGTTAATAAGAATGAAAACTACAGATAATCCGCATTTACCCGCAGATTTTATTGATAGAATGAAAATGAACTACGACCCTAATCTTCTCAAGGCGTACCTTGAAGGGCAGTTCATATCTTTAACAACTGGCGCTGTTTTTGACCGCTTCGATAGAGAAAAACATATAACAAAAGACATCCCAAATTATTCAGACGAAATTATAAGACTTGGAATCGACTTTAATATTGGAAAAATGTCTTGCGTTTGCGCCGTGATTAGAGATAACAAACTTTATATTTTTGACGAGATACGCGCACATGACACCGACCAACTGGCAAAAGAAATCAAATCAAGGTTTGTTCACAACAGACTTTACGGCTACCCTGATTCTTCAGGCGGAGCAAGATCAACAAATGCTTCTAAAACCGACATCCAAATACTCGAAAGTTATGGAATATCCAATCAATCGGGGGCGTCTAATCCATCCATTAAAGACAGCGTTAATAATGTTCAGCGCCTTTTATGCAATGGCAAAGAAGAAGTTAGTCTTTTTGTTCATCCGCGTTGTAAAAATGTCATTGAATCGCTTGAACTTCAGAGTTACACGGAAGCAGGCGAACCAGAAAAAACAGGATTAGATCATTTTTCTGATTGCGTCCGATACCTTTGTTGGCGTTGCTTCAATCCCTTACATTTGGGGGCAGGGCGCAGAACAGGGATTAGAATATATTAAAAAGTGTATTAGTATTAAATTAAGCTAGGGATTAAGCCGTGTATTCTAATTACAACCATTACGACAGGACAAGATCAAGTAAAGCTGTTGAGGTTCAAGACCCTAGCAATGCTTATGTAAACATGGAGCCGAATTGGATATTGATTGAAGATTTGATAACGGGAACATATGGAATAAGAAAAAGACATCGAAAGTATTTGCCGCAGATGCCGCGCGAACAGGACGAGAGCTACGATAACAGGCTCGCCACCTCGGTTCTGGCTCCTCTATATGTGAGAATTGAAAGATTGCTTGCGGGTATGCTTACACGCAAACCTGTTCGATTAAATGAGGTATCAGAACGGATTACAGAAGATTTGTTCGATGTTGACCTTCAGGGAAACGATCTCACAAGTTGGACATATGAGACAGCAAAAATAATGTTGCGCTATGGTCATGTTGGGGTTCTAGTTGATGCACCGACAGGCGGAACTGGAAGACCTTATTGGATTACATACAGCCCTCGTGAAATTCTTGGATGGAGGACAGAACTTGTAGATGGGAAGCAAAAATTAACTCAGTTACGACTTTTGGAACGGGTCACAGAAGCAGATGGAGAATATGGACAAAAAGAAGTTGAACAGGTTCGATTATTAACGGCAGGCGGTTTTGAAGTACACAGAAAAGGCAGGCAGGGAAAATATGTAAAAGTAGATGAAGGAACAACATCTTTAGACTACATTCCATTTGCCATTGCATATTCAAACAAAGTTTCTTTCTTGGAATCACGCCCACCGATGCAAGATATTGCAGAATTAAATTTATTGCACTATCAAAAGAGTTCGGATTTTGATAATCAACTAAGAATTTCTTCTGTTCCAATGCTTTGTCTTTTTGGGTTTCCGCAGGCATCAGAAGAAGTAAGTGCGGGGCCATCTGAAGCGATGGCATTTCCAGAAGGTGGCAGGGCTGAATTTGTAGAAATCAAAGGTACATCTTTTCAATATCAACGCGACAGAATAAAAAATATTGAAGATCAGATAAATACTTTGGCACTTGCCGCAATCCTTGGACAAAAACTTGTAGCAGAAACAGCCGCATCACAGGAGATTCAAAGAAGTCAAGGCGATTCGACATTAATGATTGTGGCGCAACAGCTTCAAGATATGATTGATAACTGTTTGGTATTTCATGCAAATTATTTAAATATTGCAGAAATTGGAAATGCTTTTGTCAATCGTGATTTCTTAGGCCAGAGATTAGCACCGCAAGAGATTCAGGCAAGGCGCGAACTTTGGAGTTCTGGGGCAATATCACATGAAACATTGTTAAAACAATTAGCAGAAGGAGAAATCCTTGGTGATGATTTTGATGTTGAAGAAGAAATCGAAAAAACACAAAAAGGCGACATGATCGAAATGGATGAACCAACGCCCGAAGCCGAAGAAGGTGAACCAGTTGAAGACCCAGACGATGAGGATTAATGACACAAACGCCGATTCGGGTTCCGTCTGATGTCTCCAAGCTTGGGGCATCTGTTCCTTATCCTGATTTAATTCCAGAAGAATATTTTCGTAATAGTTTAGATTTAAATAGATTTTCAAATAAGATTTCGCGTGAAATCGTTGAATCTTATAATCGAATCATATTGCGGGCGGTTGATAAATTAGAAGCAATAGAACGTCTTCCAAGGGCTAATCAGCCTAAATATACAGCGGCACGTTTACGGGCTTTGTTGTTACAGACAAAAGCAAGCCTTAGAAAATGGGACGTCAAATCAACGCGGGATATGGAACTTGTAAGTGATGCTGTTGCAAAGTTGCAGGGAGAATTTGCAACGGTTCAGATGGAACGCGCATTGCCCGCAGGCATCAGGTCATCAATCAGAACTGTTGAAGTTACACCCGCATTTGCAAAGGCTGTCGTAACAACTTCCGCATCTGAATTTAATTTAAATGTTTTATCTGATTCATTAAGCACTATCGCGGCGGGTTCTGGCGCAAAGTTTTCATTGACAGCAAAAGAGGGCGCATTGATAAGGTTGCCAAATGGCGATTCAATAAAAAAATCTTTTCGCGGTATTACAAACAAAAGCGCCGAAAGACTTGGGAGATCAATTCGCGATGGATTATTGGCAGGCGATACAACTCAACAGATGCGAAGGCGTCTTGTTGGCAAGTTGAGATTTAATACTTTGGCAAAGACAGCAAAACAGCAACAGTTGGCAATGCGTGGCGCGTCAATGATGCTTGCAAATCCGCAGATTCAAACAATCGTCAGAACATCAATAAATCAAGTTAGCAATGTCGCGGCGCAACAAGTTTATAAGGCAAATCCAGATGCAACAAAAAAATATCGTTATCTTGCTACCTTGGATAGCAGAACCAGTTCACGTTGTCGGTCATTAGATCAACAGGTATTTGAATATGGAAAAGGGCCGGAACCGCCACAGCATTTTAATTGCAGGTCAAGAACTGTTGCCGAAATAGATTATGACAATCTGAGCCGTGTTTTTGGTCGTAAGATCGAAGCGCCCAGACGCAGGGGTTTCAGGCCATCAGAAAGCGGCCTAGTACCCGCAGGGCAATCATATGGAACTTGGCTTTCAGGACAATCGCAAACAATAAAGGCAAAAGCACTTGGAGCAAAAAAAGTTCGATTCTTTGATAAATTGTCAAAAAAATATGGCGGCGATCAAGCAATCAGAAAATTCGTTGCAGTTGATGGTTCAGAAAAAACTTTGGCGCAGTTGCAGGCCGTATATGGTAGAAACGCAGAAAAAATTAAAATTGTTCCTGATGTTGTCAGGGAAAGAAAAGGCGCGGAACTTTCTTGGCAAAG